CGTTGTAAGTGCCAGAAACATCGCCGCCGAAGGTTGTGCTAGTGGTTAGCGCTGTGGCTGCTGCTTGGTAATAAGTGCCTTGCTGTCCGTCTAGCGTATCAGCATCTAGTCCTGAGCCTGCGCCGTCGTTGCCTGAGTGCCATACAGCATTTCCATTAAGTCTTAGTGTTGGAATTGGCGTATTTAAAGTGGTTGAGTTCCAATTAAATGGTGTGTTGTCGGTTAAGCCGCCGCTTCCTCTGCCATAAACATTGTAAGCGTCAAATCTGACTATTGGCACATCACCTACATAATTGCTGCAATCATACTCGACTCGCATATATTGGTTTGGATAATGCCAAGCCAAAAGTTTGTCATAACCGTAAATATTAGCGCCAACAGTAAATGAAGATGTCGCATTTATTGTTGACATGTCTGAGTTTCCCAACTCAATTTTCATGTCGTAAGTACGGCTAATATCTCCGCTTCCAGACCAATGACGCTCTGAAACTATCCAAAATCCACCAAGATATGTTGAGGAAAGCTGAATAGTAAATCTGAATCGTTTATAGGCATTTGGAATGTTGCCTTCATTCTGGCTATCGCCAGTAAGAAGGGTTGGAATAATTGAATTAAGGGCTGTAGTCGCAGTCCAAGCGGAGCCATTCCAATATTCAATATTGCTTACAGGGCGAAACGCTGATGCACTTTCTTTACGATGTAAAATGGCAGCTAATTCATCGTAATCGTTATAATCATTGCTTACCCCATCGGCAAATCGTAAGTTTGAAAACCTAGTTAAGCCGGTAAAAGTAAGCGAGCCTGAAGCTGTGTCTGTGGCGTCACTACGCAAAAACTGACTGCTATCAAGGCTGTCTAGCTTGTCTGAATCAGCAGCTTTTCCTGTCGTACTCAGCTTTCCATCCAACGCAGTCTGCAATCCATCGACATTGCTAATCACATGGTTGTGACTATCGTCAGCTACAACGATGGCGTTATAAGTTCCGCTGACATCGCCGCCGAAGGAAGTGCTAGTAGTGAGTGCTGTAGCTGCCGCTTGATAGTAAGTGCCTTGCTGTCCGTCTAGCGTGTCTGCGTCTAAGCCGTTACCCGATCCTTCGTCTGCCGTGGTAAGAATTTTATTACCATCAATGGTCACATTGCCTGAATAAGGAACTGCAAGTCTTGCGCTTGATGTGTTTGGATTTCCGCTGCCATCCACAGGAACAGCAAGATATGCGGCACTGCCGTGAAAATATGCAGGATATTTGTCGTAAGTTGCGCCTCGGTAATCGTCAATCCAGAAAACAAATCTATCCGTAGATCCTGCGTTGTCTGTAATCTTAAAGAAAAAGTCAATATAATCACTTGCAGGCTGCTGCGCATAAATTCTTGCAGAATCGTTGTTTAGTACCCATTGAAAGCCACCAGAAGATGTTGGGTATGTTCCGCCTGTGTCTTGGAACCGTAAATCTGCGCTATTTGTTAGCGTTATTGTTCCGGATGCACTATCAGAAGCATCACTACGCAAGAAACTAGATGCCTGAATTCCATCTACAGTATCGGCGTCCAAACCAGACCCTGATCCATCAACCGTTTTGATCTTAGTTAGCACATCAGAAGCTGTGTAGCTGGACGATGCTAACTTTGCGTCAAGAGCAGTCTGCAAACCATCCACATTTGAAATGATGTGGTTGTGGCTATCGTCTGCGACGGTGACGCTGATCGAGGTTGTGCCTGAGCCTGATACATCGCCAGACAGAGTAATCGTCTGGTTGCCTGTCAGATAACCAGCAGAAGCATGGTTGCCCCAGCCGTAAGCGGTGTCCCAGTTGCTTTTGCTGTATCCGGTGATCGCAGTAGTGCCGCTGAAAAAGTTGCCAATTTCAGTTTCGGTGTAGTACCGGGTGTCGTGGGTATGTGAATCGTTGGCTACCGTTACGGCAATGCTAGTCGTGCCTGAGCCAGTTGCATCCCCACTAAGCGTGATCGTTTGGTTGCCGGTAATGTAACCAGCGCCATTGGTCAGCTCATTGTTGTTCGTTGGAATGTCGTCAATCGTAGCGACTTTATCCGCAGGGTAAACAACATAAACGTCTTTAGTCCCCGCAGAAAAACTTACTGCTGATCCACTATTAGAAGATGCAAGAACGCTTGTTCTCGCAAGCGTCGGACCCGTACTACTATAAGTACCAAGGCCGACTTCCCACTCACTACCCGTTACGCTAGAGACAGCGTAGTAGCACGTGTTGCCGTTTCCAATGGCCGCAAAGGACTGGAAACCAGTCGCAGCACCGGCAAGCGAAAGCGTGCCGGTGCCGGTTGTGGTCGTTGTCTCTTTTACACGATCAGCAAAAACCAAGGCCATAACGGCTGTCCTTATGCGATACGAATAATGGCGTTAGACGCATCAGCAGTCGGGAACTGAATCGTGAAGTCGCCGTTGGTCGAAGTCTTATCTCCACCAAAAGCCAGAACCGCTACCGCCGGGTCGCCCGCTGCCGTGTCGTTGTAGATCAACGCGCCGTTAGCGGTGATAGTTGCTGAAGACCAAGTAGTGTCCGCGAAATCGGTGTACGCAGTCGTACCAGAAGTCGTCGGGGTTACGTTGGTCAGGGTGTTGCCCGTCGCGGTGTAGCCGGTGCCTGATACTTCATTGCTTGAGCTGTACGCAGTGGTAGAAGCCCCCAAAGTTGCTGAACTGGTGTACAGCGCAATCTTGAAGGTGTTACCGCCACTTGAAAAATTGTGCGTGCCAGTGAGAAGTTCTTTCTTAAAAGATGTGCACATACTTTGGCTGATTGCCATATTAGTTCTCCTTATATGAGAAAACCAGCCCTTTAACGGAAGGACTTTTACCGTTACAAATACGCCAGACAGATTTGTATCCAACGCCAGTTGCTTTGGCCGCTTCACGGCCATTTTGAAAAACTTCACCCGTATTATGACAGAGTACAGCTTTCATTTTTGAATGGCGCATACGCTCAATTACATCGGGTCCGTAACGACGCCCCTTACAAGACTCACTAAGTTTTTTACGGGACTCAACGGACCACACCCGCTCTGCGCAGGCTTTAGAAACAGCGGCAATGCGTTTACTTTCGTCAACATTCTTACGCGCAACAGCAAGGATGTTTGCGGTTCTTTTGTGCAGATCGAAGTCTTTGGCATACCGGCGACGTTTTGTTTCCGCCATTTTTTTAATTGACGCGCAAGAAAGTTTCCGGCCTTTCAACCCCTCTGCTATTGCTGCATTTCTTGTTGCAAGTGCTTCGTTATCTAACGCGCAACCTTCTCCGCCAGTCGTTATGTTGCAGAGAGTACCTGTGCCGTCCAGTCTGCGTCCGTAGAGCGCAATAAATTCTTTTTCTTTCTGAAGCGCTTCCGCTTCATTATCACATTCCCAGATGTACTCCACCTCAGGTTGTACATCGACAGCTAACAGTTTACGCAAGCGATTGTAAAAGTACCCAGAAGCACCGCGTTTTGCGGCACTAAAATGCGTTTGAACCCTTTCACCACTGCCTTTACCAACGTAGAAAACCTCGTTGGCAATGGGATCGACAAATCTGTAGACAAAAAAGCTCATAACCGTTTAATCATTTCGGATAGGCTTGATTGGCCCGCCGCGTTCAAAGCTGCACAGACCGTGGTTCTGTCGCTCCGAGCTGCCTGCTTCAAATAATGAATCAGCACATAACGGATACGTTCTCTAAACGCGTGAGCCTGCTCACGCACTATTGGATCGGCGTTATCAGACACCGATACAATTTTGTCCAGAGCCTGCTCTGCAAGCTCTTCTGGGGTAAAACCCCGGTTGTTCGTAGTCTGCACCTTTACGTCCATCGGTGCTGAGACTTTTACCTCTACGCCAAACATTATGCAGGCCTCCGAAAGAAGTCGTTACCTTCAACGTTTGCAAAGGCGTTGATGCGTTGCAACGCTTCAACAAAGTACTTTTCATAAAGCTGGAGCATGTCCGGCTCGCCCTTCATAAATGTGTACGCTTCCACCAAGGAACCATATAAGAGGGCCGGTCCGGCATTTGTGCCAAGCCACGTTGTTCCCGCTGACGTAATCGAAGTGGGACGATAGTAATAATGGATTTCAGTCGTGTATGCAGCGTCTGGAGTCGGTGTGATAATGATGTTACTGACGTCAAAATCCGCATAGTATTTGGGCTCGCCTGTGTCTGAAGCCGTAGGCCAATAGTCTTGAACAAAATTCACGTCTTTGTTCAACAAAAATTTATGATCGCTGTTCCCGTCGATAATTGAAATTGAATACGTAAACAACCAATCTGACGGCTTCGGCAAATACTTATTGCTTACGGTCATGTTTGCCGTGGCGTTCTTGCGGAACACCTCAAGCGGGGCGGTCTTTAGAATGCGCTCTTCAGCGTTCTGAATAAAGCTGTCAAGCTGGCTCACGAACGTCGTTTCCGTATTGTCCGTGTAATCCTGAATCGCTTGCTTCAGCGTTGTGTAGGTGTAACCCGCCATCAGAACTGCCTGCTATCAATAAAATCTTGGTACGTGGCCGCGTCTTGCGCGCTCACCGGTGGTTCATCACGATCAGGGCGAGCATGACGCAGAGCCTCTGCATCCGCACGTTTGCCTGACGGTTCAAGCTGTGGGTGCTTGGTTTCAAAGCACTCCGGGCATACTCGAGATCCGTTCCACTCTTCTTTCAGCGCCAAATATTTGACCTGAAATCCGCAGCGGTCGCAGATGGCAAGAGCACGTTTGCCGACCGCAAAAGGCATCAGTAGCCCCTCAAATTAGGCACGATGCGCATGTTGGTGTCATCCCGATCGCCCTGCTCTGCGCGGAACATTTCTTCCTCGTAGAGTTGCTTGAGCATCGGAACCATTTGGGGATTGCGCTTTACCGCGAGGTGGTACGCAAGCCCGGAAGTCAGTGCCGGTAAGAACCGGTACGGTACGTCCGCATTATTCACGGCCGCGTCGATGTCATCCGCCCGGACCATCTTGTAGAACCGGAGCACGTCCGTTGAGTTCTCAGGAGTCGGGTACAAGTAGATCACCGGGGCATCGCGCTGACGATCCAGCCAGTATTGCGTAGGACGACCTTCAGTCGTCTTCACAGGCAAGTTCTGGTATTCGTTACGTGAGATACGTTCCAGTAAATAGTCTGTACTGCTACGGCGTATCACCACGTCCATAATATCGACTACGTCGGTATCAAGTGTGTAGTTTGCCGTGCTCGCCGTCAACGCCTGCGAATCCGAATCAACCATCCAGAGGTGAATGCCCCTGTTGGCCCAATCGGCCAACAGGAGATTCAAAGAACGGCGACCGGTCTGGGCATCGTATCCGGTGCGCAGCTCTTGACCGATACGCTCGTACGCCTCTTCGATAATCTCAGAA